TCTTTAAGTCCTCGTCCAGTGTGGCTATTTCCTCCAACGATAGCTCCGATCTTAGCATCTCCGGCTCCATACAGAAACGCATAAATGAATGTTTTCGCAAGAGGCCGCGTCTTAAGTCCAGCTGCTCGTTGATTAGCCGTATGTATATCGCCATTGAGGATTTCATTAGTATAGTCTTCGTCATCCATGTAGTGAGCTAACATACGTAGCTCTAAACCGCTGGCGTCAATGCCAACAAGAACATTACCTTCATCCACAGTCCAGCAAGACCTGCACTCAGTACCGAACGGTGCAGACACAGCTGGTACTTGTGCCATGTTAGGGCTGAGGTGTGTCATACGTCCTGTCACAGCACCGTTAGTGATGACCCTGCCGTGTACCCTACCGTCGTCCTTGACTGCCTTGAGCCACGAATCTATCTGAGCTACTCGCTTCTGCAACATCATGTAACGTGCAACTGCTTTGGCTTCAGGTAAGTTTATACTATCAAGCACCTTCTCATCGACGATGATGTTACCCTTCTCTGTCTTCTTTTTAAACGTAACACCAAGACCTTGCAGACGTTCAGCTATCTGCTTACGTGATCCGGGATTGAATATTGTTACTTTATCTTTCAAACGCTTGCCTGTCTTCTCAGAGATACGTTCCTCAACGATAGGTGGAAAGATACTTTGCAGCTCTGCTTCGATGTTGTTCATCTCAAACATAAGATCCATCATCAGCTTATCAGCGTACTCCGTATCTAACTTGAACCCGTTCTGTTCCTGCTCAGTCACTGCCCAGCCTACGCTGTGTTCCAGATCAATAGACTGCTGAGAGAAGTTCTCATTGCGTAGCTGTAGTTCTAACCATTTGTGGACCTGTTCGGTCAGTTCAACGTCAGCAATACAGTACTCAATCATCTCGTCGCAGAGTCCACCGTCGTAGTCAGTGAAGTCTAGCTTACCGGTTCCTCCAAGTATTGTTCCCCAGTTCCGAAGTGAATGCCCTCCGTCCTGACTGGGGTTGTAGAGTCTGGAGAGGTAGAGAGTGTCCACAACAGAAGACCTATCAACATGTATGTTCCAAACACTATCGAGAACGCGACAGTCAAATCCGATAAGATTATGTCCAACAATTTTGTCAGCTTCATTCAAGACACTCCTCAATGAGTCCGGTGTTGTATGCACCTGTATATCGTTCTTCACCTTTGTAACTGCACACCAGATCGTTAAGTGATCCGTAGTAGTTTCTATATCCAAGTAACAGGTATTCATGGTAAGTCTCATTCAGTTCGTTACGTTCACTGTCGTGGTTAAACTTCTGATAAGTCTCCGTCAACAGTTCCTGTTCTAATATCCAGCTCCCAATCTTGCTCATGGTATATCATCTCCTCTAGGTCTGCGAGTGTACGTAGATCGGCGCGATCAACTACATCACTGTCATTAAGACTAACAGCAGCGCAACGGTTGCACAAGTCTATAAACTCTAGGCTGACAGCAAACCGTCTTGTAGCTTCGTAGTCCGTTAGCTCTACGTCACACGCTATACATCTCATTCAATTAGTTCCTCTACGGGTGTCAGTTTATCCTGATCTAAGAAATATGCGGGTCTGTTACGACCAAAAGGATCACCCCAGTTTTCCTCTTGTACTATATGATTGTAAGTAGCGTAACCAACTACAGTATACTCAGGAAACTCCCCTACTACTAACAAGTACAACTCACACTTATCGTGTTTCTTATGGGGCATGACAATAAGCCTACCTGTTTTGTACTTCGTTGTCTTCACATCAATAGTTTTACCATTGTGTATAATATCATGTGCTGGTAAGTCGCTTGCTTGAAAATCTGTCTCAATATCGTAATACACATTTAGAATCTTAGCTGCTGCCATCTCAGAGCCAACACCATCAACGTCAATGTTCTTGTAAGAATCTACATTAACTACGTTTTTATCCTGTCCAAAACCTTTCTCTCTGGCGTTTTCATAACGCATCTTTGCAATGGATTGACAAACTTTCTGTTCGTTCTTTCCTAGCTTATAAGATATCATCATGCTTCTCCTCGCGCTGTGTTAATCGTCCAGTAGCTTCATTGTAGAATACCTCACACGCCTTGCCTGTCTTGCCAGTGTATCGGTTCTTCAACACACGCAGCACGGTCGTGTTTCTAACAATGGGGTCGTCACTCTGACTGTTACGTTCAGCGCCGATGACCGCATCAGAGAGCTGTGCAATCGACGCAGAGCCACGTAACATACCAAGGCTAGTGACAGCACCGTCCTCCAATTGCTTCCCTTCAGGCCGTCTCAGGTGGCTTACAAGGAACATACAAATTCCCATCTCCTGTACGAACGTCCGCAGCTTAGTCATAATCATATCTAAAGCACGTCGTTCATCACCGTTGCTCTGGTCAGACACAAGGATAGAGACGTGATCCAGTACGATATAACGTACGCCTAAGACTTTGACGAAGTATCTCATACGGCCCAGTACATTTTCAATCTCATTACTACCGAAGTGTTCCCACAGATAGACACGGTTTTCATAGTCCATCGTATCGTAAACAAGATCAATGTCTTGGTCGTCATACTCACAGTCAGGTAGGTGTATCGGTTTGTTCAGCTCAAGACCTACCAGTCCACGCATGGTACGCTCAGGTGTCTCCTCAAGAAACATCAAGCCAAGGTTGTCCTCAGACTGCGCCATGATGGACGACACTACCTCACGTAGGAGAGTAGACTTACCCAGTCCTGAACCTGCACAAATAGTAACCAACTCTGCTGTGCGTATACCGTACAGGTGTTTGTTCAACCCCTCGAACGGGTACTGTACCTTGGCCTTGGTGAGTGGCTTCTTGATTAGATCACGTAGTTCACCAGCACCGACGATACCTTCGGGTGTGTACGGTTGCGCGGACCAGAATACTTTGGTGTACGCTTCCGCTTGATTGTTAACAAGATAATCACACGCATCCTTGTAACCGTTGACGTGCTTAACAATCCTTGCTTTGTTACCAAACAGATCAGCACATTCCTTTGCTGCCTTCTGTCCCGGCTCGTCAGCATCGAAGCATATAACAATGTTCTCGAAGCTGTTCAGCCAATCATAAAAAAGGCGACAGTCCTTTGCCGCCGAAGTCGCACCGTTGCGAACGGACACTACTGGAAACTTTGATCCTGTCATCTGGTGTGCAGCCAAGGCGTCGTACTCACCCTCAACAAGAGTCACATACTTGCCACCCTCAGAGAACAAGTGCTGTCCATACAACCCTGCTCGCTTCCAATCACCAACGATACTGAATCGCTTGTCAGGGTTACGAACCTTCGCCGCCACTGGTTTAGTAGGATCTGACGGGTCATAGTAACCGAATGTTGTAACATCACCCTGCTTCAGGGCTGCGTACTTCTTCGCCGTCGTTCCTGTAATTAAACGGTCGGTGATGGTACGGTACTCCGCTGTGATTAAACGGTGTTCTGTCTGAGTAAATGACGGCTTAGGCTTGTCGCTGATAGAACCTAACTCTCTGATGTTATCTACCTTGTCGGCAGGTGTGTATGCGTCACAGACAAAACACTTACTTGAGCCGTCGTCGTTGTACGCTAACCCGTCACTGCTGTTACAGTCAGGGCAAGGCTGGTGTGTCTCAGTGAATGCCATGTCTGCCAGCTCCCATGTCAGTGTACAGTTCGTCAATCTCACCGTCGTCCATTGCTTCTAACAAGTCGGTGAAAAAACCAGCTGCAATGTCCATCGCTTCGAGTAGCGTTAACGATGTAACCTGTCGTTCAACAAGCTCTACAATCTTACTCTCTTTAGAGATACTCATAGGATAAATACCTTATAAGTTAATATTAAAATGTTTGTCTTTTATGCTTTCTGCATAGAGTCTAACATTACTTTTCTTCGTCGCGCAAGCTTTTATATTCTTCGATGTCATCCTGTTCAAACTCCTCCGCGTAATTTCCCTTTGCTTCCCAGTAATCTTGGTAGTCGTCGTGCCATACTTCCCATGATTCTCTTTCACTGTTCATAAAACCTCCGTTGTATGCTTGACAATTCGATATTGTTTACCATTGCCACGTTTTGTTTGGACGTAGTGCTTCGCTTGCTCAATACAGTCTATTGACCACACCTGCGACCACACGTCGTCGTATAACTCTATGATATATATTGTATGAATACCAATCATGTGCATGTTTCCTCCTAAATCATGTTGACATATTCGTCGTTGATAATTGTCTGCACGTGTACGTAACCTTCAGGCCAGTACGTATATGATTCCTTGAGTGCCTTCGCTGTTCGGTGTACTGACGCTTCAAAGTGTTCAAACATTCCTAGTTCCTCTTTGTAGTACCAGAAGGGTATGCGTAACACTGGCTCTGCTGGGCCGTGCTGCTCGTAGTACACGATTATCTCAGCGTCGTTACTGATGGGTCCGTCGTTACCAAAGTGTTTTGTATGATCGTTGTCTGGTTGCTTCATGTTTACCTCTCTTTATCTATTGTTAACCATGCGGTCAAGATGATGGCGGAAAAGATCATTGCGATAAAGTACAGTAAATTAAATTCCATCTTTAGCTCCTAAGAATTTGTCGAGTTTACCGGACCGTCTGAGCTTTGCAATAGCCCGGCTCTCGATTCGTTTAACATCCGTCTGTGTGATACCTAATGCGTCAGCGATCTGCTGCTGAGTCATGAAGTAATCATACTGTTTGCCTTTCTTTTTAGACACTACTGCCCGCCTTATCGTATCTTGACAAAGCAGAATGAATCATCATCCACCCGATACAAACTGTAACGCCCTTTGAGATATGTATTCGCCGCCGCGTTTGTTTTGACCTTATCTTCTTCAGGTATACAAAACCAGTCATTTTGTTTCATAGACTCGAACAGCTCACGCCACTTACTGCCTCGCTTGCGGAAGTTTACAGGTGCTGGTGCTTTCTTTGATTGAATTTTGTAGTGCTTCATGGTTGTTTTCCTTTTAGGTTGGTTTGATTAGCGAATTGTTCGCCATTGCTTGTTTAATTCTTTCATGCGTTTGTTGTATCGTGCCTTGCGCTGTCGTCTCCGTCTCGCTCGCGGGTCTGTCCAACGTTCGTACACGCTGAAGATGATGTACCAAACAGGTACGAAACTAAATAAAACTACAATGTCAACAATTGTTGGGTTCATGCTACCTCCTCCGTCTCTCGTGGGATAATCTCGCCGCAAGTGTAGTCAAGCACTGATAAGTCAATGTCACGGCACATCTGCTGTACCTTTGCTGTCACTCTCTCAGGGTACGAGTCAACCAATGCGTGAGCCAACAAGTAAGACTTTTTACAGTGCAATATATCGCGCGGTCTAAAGTGTTGCGGATTCTCCACCGCATCTATTAAATGTTTGACAACAAAATACTTTGCAACCATCGCGACAGGATCAGGCTTGATTCCGTAAGGTGCGGCGTTGTTCATGATGCGCTGCTGTTTCTTTTCATACTCAAACATTTCATCAAGCACGTCATAGTTTCCAAGGTGACGCAGTGAATACAGTTCGCTTATTGCGCCGTTGATAATGCTTTTAATCTGATTCTTTGTCATCGTCGTCTCTCCTTAGTATCCCAACCATTCAAGAATTTCGTTCGAGTAGTAAACCTTTTTATCACCTACCTCGTCAACAAAGTCAGCCCAGTCTATGCCATGCGCTAACACCTCCGCCTTGGCTTGCTTTAACGATACTGCGTGACCTTCCATTGCTTCGTCGTATGTCATTGTTGTTTCTCCGTTGTTTGTTGAAATATGCGGTTGGTTATTCTCACAAGGGGATCAAACCTCGTTACCTTCCCTAGGGTCTCAAAACCCCCCCGTGACTCCGCTGCCTATTGGTCGATAACGTGAAGTCCGGTCGCAACCGCATACCCAGACGCCTCGCGGCGTTTCGCTTGAGTCTCACAAGCTCATCAGTGGGTTTATTTGTTTCGATAGCTCTCTACGTGTTGCTTGAATTGTTCGTCGTTCATAAATCCAGTGATTGTCAAAATGTCGATGTGTGTCATTCTGTTCTGGATCTGAACTAATTCTTTCCAAATTGCTGTTTCGTATCTGCTCATTATGTTGTTTCTCCGTTGCGTTGTTGATGTATGTATATTAACGCTTGACATATAAATATCAAGACTCTTTTGCAAATACTGAAACAGAAAACCATTCACGATATGAATATGCTCTGACCTAACATGATGACGATACAGTGTCAATACTGTTTATCTATACAGGTCTATAGTGTACCTGTGAGGGTCCAACCTAGACTCTCCCACCTACCCTTGTCAGTTCTATTTTGGCACTGAGTAGGTTCTGTTTTGGAACTGACTTTACCGTTTCGTCGTCGTTTTCGGGGGCGGGGGAGGGTCTGTGTTGATGACTAGGTTGTTAGATCCCACCTAGATACAAAAAAGAGTCAAATTAGACCTAAAAACAACCCCTAGTTATCTAACAAGAAACGCCATATAAATCAATAACATACGCAGTGCAGAATCTGGACCGTGCTGGTACAGTTTAAAGGGCAATGTAATCTTATTTAAAATAATGCTTGACAAATCCCTAAAAGTATGGTACAATAAATAGTATATTATGTCTTTAAAGATTCTTTACCGCGCTGTATAAGATAAATATTATATGATAATTATTAAATGTATGACATATAAGCACGGTAACGAAACTTTAAAGAGACTTTAAAGAGGTATGTATGTCAGACGTTGATAATCCTCCTCGCCGAAAGCGTGGAAGACCGCGTAAAAGTGATGTTTCATCTGTTAAAAAAGGAAGTCGCAACGCTGTTGGTCGCCCGAAGGGTGACGCTGCTGTCATAAACGAATACAAAGCACGTATGTTAGCATCCCCGAAGTCGCGGAAGGTGCTTGATACCATCTTTGATGCTGCGTTAGACCATGATCATAAGAATCAAGCGGCTGCTTGGAAGCTTGTTATGGACAGAATACTACCTGTTGCGGCTTTTGAGAAGGATATTGTTAAGGATGGCGGTAGGAGTGCCATTCAGATCAACATTAGTGGTGTTGGTGCTGTAGATGTTGAACAACCTACAATCATTGAAGGAGAAGTAGTAGATGAATCTTAAGCATTTCAGCCCTTCAGAGTTTAATTGTCAGGTTACTGGTAACAACAACATGGAAAAAGATTTCCTAGAAAAGATAGACCAGTTGAGAGAAGCGTGCGGGTTTCCTTTCACAATCACCAGTGGGTATCGACACCCAACTGAGCATCCGATAGAGGCTAAGAAAGAAGTACCCGGTACT